TATGTTTTGATGAACTCGGCATCCTCAATGCCTTGCGTAGCCAAAGAGACCACCCCCCTTGCGTCATTGCGATAGCGTGGTCAGATCGGTCCTATTTGAGAGACCCAAGGGGGGTAAATTTCAAAACTCGATACGTATATACCCCCTCATATTTTTGCACCAAAACAAAACCTTAAGAATCCTCAAACAACTTACGGATCTTATCGAACTCCTTTTTGAGTTCTTCTTCTACTCTGACGCTTTCGAGGTCGCACTGGACATCTTCAAGGATCGTAGGGATCATTCCGAGGCTTGCGTAGTGGTCATCGGTGACTGTGTAGACCTTTGACTCTCCGTTGAGTTTGAAGCCAAGCACAAAGTGTTCTGTGTGTTCTGTGAGTTGTCCAAGGATCTTCACAAGGATGTTGTGAGGATAAGGGTATTCCTTTTCTTTGGATTGGGGAAAGTCTTCTTGTTGGCTCATCTTTTGAGTTGTGAGTTGGGGTTCTTGTTGTGAGTTCTTCTTTCACTCATCCTTAGCTCATACTATAAGATATTCTAAGTGTAGATAATAATAAACCCTCTTAGACCTTATTTCATAGATAACTAAGAGTATAACTATTATAAGTTCACTTAAAGTCCCTTATAGATACTTATAGTAGTCCCCTTTTCCTTTTCCCCTATATGGGCCTTATTTGGTTGTTATTCATTATAAGGGACTTATGGATTGTTATCTTTATGGGGTGGGAATGAGGATTGATGTTATAGCTTTAGCGTAAGCCTTTGAAAGTTTGTTACGGCCTTTGGTGCTTTTGAAGAACTTCCATTCTGATTTGTTACTGCCGAAGAACGGCTCACAGATCACAGAGGGTGCTTCAGTGTGTTTGAGGAGCATACCACCTCTTTGAGATGAGTGACTTATGGCTTTTATTGTGCGTTCTTTATGGCTTTTAGGGAAAAAGGATTTGAAGGATCTTTGGATTTCTTCTGCTGCTTTCTTTCCCTTTTTGGATGAGTGCCAGTAGATATTTTCGTAGCCACTTGCTTGAGGATTGTAAAACGAGTTGAAGTGAAGTTCGATTACAAGGTCGTATTCAAGTTTGTTAAGGTCTTTGGAAAGTTGAAGGATTGCCTGGGTATAGGAGTTTCCTTTGTATTTATTGAACACTGAGGTTTTGATTGGGGAGTCCTCAAGGATCTTTTGGGTTCTTTGGGCGATGTCGCTGTTGTAATCCCACTCGGATGTGGATGAGTCCAATGTCATCGCTCCGTTGTCCCCGCTTCTACTATGTCCCACCAGAATAGCCACAGAGGGCTTCAGGATGCCCTTGGAGGGCTTTGAATCCTTTTTAGGTGTGGAGAGTCCAGAACGACCCCCAAAGGGCTTAGAAGTGATTCTGAGGCTATAAAGTATCTTTTGGATAAATCGGTCTATAATGTTCATATCCAGTTATGAGGGGAAGGGTTGGATGAAGTGCGATTGTAGTAGGCATCAGCGTATCTTTGAAGCTCCTTGTCGATCTTGTCGCTTTTGCGATCGTGGATCTTTCTGTCAGCATCTTGAGCCATTTGTGTAGTCCAATAAGAAACAGCCATTGAAAGAGCATCCAGCCTATCATCGTGAGTTAACGCTCCCTTTTCCCGTGTGAGTCTGGAAAGCTGGAAGATCAACTGGTAACGCACTTGGGACTCCAAGGGGTATTTCATGGCCGTCTCGTAGTCGCTTTTGATTACCTTGGGGTCGATGACAAGCCTGTGCTGGTTCATCACGGGTTCAAGGGTGTCCACGATACGCTTTTCCTTTTGGGTGTTGTGCCTGACCTCCTCGATTGTTACTGGGTATATCTTGCCCACGTAGGGCTTAAGGATCTCAGCAAACATCCCGTCACCGAAGTTGCTTTCGATGATGATCGAGTTGACCTTGTTGTCTTTTGCCTTGATAGCCAACACCTTAATTGACCTTGTTGTCTTTTGCCTTGATAGCCAACACCTTAAGAACATTTTCTTCGTAGCCTCCTTGAAGGCCACCTACGTCAGTGGCGTATAAGTATCCGTTGAGCATCTTGACAACTGCCCACGATGTTTCGTCCTTTCCTCGGCCTGAAGGGTCAATCGCAAGGACACTTCCAGTGAACGGAACGTGATCCCCAACTACCTTGAAAGGACGATAGAATCTGTCCCCAGTGAACCCTACGTTAGGCACTGAGCTATCCCAAGCGTTCTCAGGTGCTTGTGCCCACACCAACTTCTCAGGAGCAGTGTCAGTGTCGATGTCCATGACAATCAAGTCATTGATCTTCAACGGATAACGATCCAAGTCAGACAGCTTGGGATCGAGCATGAACTGCATAGCAAACCCTGTCTTACCATAGGATGCTTCACGTTCTGCAAGGTCGATATCGTCAAACCTAGAAGGCTCAGTGGGTGTTCCCTTGTCCTCATCGCTTACGCAAAGATCAGAAACACTTCCCTTGTAAACCTTTTCATTCTTGGATGTTGTTACCTTTCTAGCTGGCCAGACCTTGTTACTGTAACCCCGCTCGGCAAGTTTTGTATATACACTGTCTTCACACTGAGGTGTGCCAAGGAAAAGGATTCGACTTTCGTCATTGGGCTTAAGGATAGCTTCAAACTCCTTGATCTGCTCAGAGAGTTTATCACGCATCGATTGCGTTGCAGAGTTATTAGGAACCTCCACATCGTCAGCAACAATGATGTCAGCACGACTTCCTGTAAGCTGCGAGGTGATACCAAGAGACTTTACAGAGGGAGCGTGAGACGCATTGGCTGGGCCTACGTCAAAGGAGATTTTGGAAAACCTTTGCTTATCACCAGGAATAAGGTGAGTGAGAATAGGCATCTCATGGATCAACCGAAGGGTGAACGTAGAGAAGTCATCTGCACGGGTCTTGGATGCTGAAACAACCAAGATGTTCTTTTGAGGATCTAAAAGTAACTGGTGAACTACAAAGGCTGAACAGATCCAAGATTTCCCTACACCCCGAAAGCCCTCAACAATGGAGCGTGATGGGCCTTTCTGCATCCACTCAGCTATCTCGTATTGGATAGGAGTAGGTGCAGGAAGGTTAAGGTGAGACCAAGTAACCCAAAGAAAGTTACGGAAGTCTTTCAGCTTTTCAGGGATGTCATTCATCTAAGCCAACAACCATATCAGTTGCGTCCTCAAACGGAAGCAGATTCACCAGCGACTCCAAGGGAGAATCCACAGAGGCACTTGCGGTGATGTTGTTGTCCTTCAGCATCTGTCGGGCTGCGTTAAGAACAGCAGGTGCGGCTTCTCCACTTTGAATCTGATCGATGAATTGATCGATAAGAAGGTCTTGGAGTTCTTCCATCTTCAGGCTTCTTGCCTTGTTACTTTGCTTACTCATACAGTTATGTTACTTTTTAAGTTCCTTGATTATCTTGACTCCAAGGTAGGTAATTGTAGCCAAGCCGACACAAATAGCGACCATCGTATTCACTTGTTCTAAGGTGATGTTAGCAATCAAACCCAACGTCCCAACAATCGCGGTGTGATTAGTAGTGTTCATCTTAACTGCTTAAGGTGCTTCCAAACACTACGAAGTTAATCTTGTAGGAAGTCGCGTCATTACTACTAGACTCAAGATCAAAATAAGTCGCGGTTTTGGATATGACTTCTACGTTAAAGGAAGAATTAGTGGATGTATGCTCCATTATAGCAACTACAGTATAGTTAGCATCATCAAGAGCAGTAGTGAACGTGATACGCCTTACGTCTTCACTGGGTTCACTTACTGACCCAACATTATAAGAACCTGATTCCAAAGCAGGAGCGGAGGTGTCGTAAGTTACTACTCCGTAAGCCCTCGGAGAAAACGGAGAATACTTCAAGACATCAGGAGTTACTACACCTGCTGTGCTTTGTCCCTCCATCTCAGCAGTGGTAGCTACGTCAACCTTAGCATAGGTAATAGCATCATCAGCGATCTTTGCGGTTGTGACAGCATCATCAACAATCTTAGCGGATGTCACAGCATCATCAGCGATCTTAGCGGTTGTTACAGCATCATCAGCAATCTTTGCGGTGGTTACACTGGACGCAGCAAGTTTGGCTTCAGTAACACTCAGGGCCGCAAGTTTAGCTGTAGTCACAGCATTGTCTTCGATGTAAGCAGTTGTGATCACCGAAGGGCCACCAGTTCCAAGATCCGAAGCGTCCTCAGAGACCTCTTGAGCAACAAAGAGACTTTGCTTGTAAGCGTTGTCTAAGTCGGTTTCGCTGAGTGTCCCTCCGTTCTTGAAGTCCACTAAGGCTTGCGTAGTGCTTGCCCTGTAGACACGAATGAGGTCAAAGGTTGCGTCAATGGTTGCCCAAGAAGCAACAAGACAAGTGATGGTTTTAGTGGAAGAGCTTAAGGTGTAATTTACGCTTTCTTCCAATATCGTGCGAGTGCTTGTGTCGGAGTCAATACCAACCACAACGATGTCACTGTCCGAAAGGGAATCGAATCCGTAGGTAATACTGGAACCTGCGACATCGTCTGTTTGATAAAATGATCTACCGCTTGTTACTGTGGGCATGGTCTTTTAAATGTTATTAGTTGTTAAAGGGATGGGATAGGGTTGTCAGGGTTGATGCCTTGTCTGATCATGCGAGACTTGTAAAGGATCTCATCAGCAGTCTTACGAAGCTCAGGAAACTCTTTGCCTACTTGCTGCTTGGCCTTGTGCCTGTAAGCTCTCAGGACTGAGTTGATAGCCCCGATGCGAGGATCTTTCATAACGTCAGCGTCCCCTGCAAGATCGTGAGCTTCTTTCATCTGCTTGTAACCTCTAGACTTCATAAGACCTTTAAGGGATTCTCGCATGGTGCGTCCGTTGATTGTAACCTCCGCAGACAACTTAAGGAACCTGTAATAGGCATCTTCTCCCTTTTCGTTCTCAAACTCTCTCATACTGGTAGAAGAGTGATTGATGAAGTTTTCAGAAGGCATACTGAAGCCATGAATAAGTCCGCTCAGTTCCTTGTCAACGATGTCATTCTTTTTGCTGGAGATGAAGATAGGGTTAACAACTCCCAAGAGACCCACGGGGTTTTGGACATACACTGGATCTCCGAGGAATGTCATCTTCGGAGAGACCTTTTCTTCAGCAAAAGGCAACTTACGAAGGATAGCGTCACTCAACGTCTTGGTCTCCCTGATCATGCGTTCAGCCTCAGTGTTCTTGATCTTGTCCACGAACATAGGAACAGCAAGACCAGAGAGGATGTCACGCCCCGTCTTGGGAATGTAAGTCTCAGGGTCTTGAGCAATGTTGAGAAGGTTGTTGAGTCCTTTAAGGAACGAGCGATCAGTAAGACCTTCAATGATGTTGTAGGATGCAGCAGCTAAGACTTCCATTCCACTACTATCTCTTTCAGGGAACAGGGTAGCAGTCTCTGCGAGATCAGCAAAGACAGACAGCATCGTGGCAAACGGATCGGTGCGTTGGTAACTGATGTAAGTGACTTTGCCGTCTTTGCCTTTTATTTTGAACGAATAAGGTCTCCACCCAGTAGCTTCCAACGCTTTCTTTTCTTGGAAGTTCCTTGGGCCACCTCCAGTGATGAAGTCCCTGTTGTTCATCATAAAGTATGTAAGCGTCCCTGCGATCCCCACCGAGGTAGCCATACGACCCTTGTATGCTGCTTTCTCAATCGGAGACAGTGCGTCATACGCTTGTCGAGCCTTTGAGGTCTTGGAAAATACCAAGGGAGCCAAATCCTTAGCCACCCCGAACGGAGTCCGAGCCAACCCAAACTTCAACACGTTCATAGGAGTGTTAACAAACGGAAGAAGGAAACGAGTCGCAGGAAGTTTGTCCCGTGCTACGTTTACAAGTCTTGTCAGTTCCCCAGGTTCAGCAGTGAAGGTTATCTCTCTGGCATAAGACTCAGCCTTTCGAGCAAGTGTCTGCATCGCAGCAGAGTCTCTAGGAGTGTTCTTGGCAATGAAGTCTGCATACTCCCTGCTGAATGCTTCGGGGTTAGCAGAGGGATCTAAGCCTTTCTTTTGAGCAGTAATGGCAAACGACTTTGCAAGACGCTCTTCGGAAAACAAAGAACCATCATCCATAAACATCTTGCGGACATTGGTGTCTACATACTTAGCAAGTTCTGCACCATCCTTGATTCCTCTGGTGATGCCCTCGTAGGTGAAGTGCTGGGATAGATAAGCGTGAGTCTGAATGGTCTTGTTGAGTGTATCTACAGAACCATTGAGCCTATTCGGAAGATGGGTAAGGAAGTTTAAGGTGTTTGCAACAGACCCGATAAGAGAGTCATCCTTAAGCCCAAGGGTCGAAGCTGCCAGTGCTTGTCCGTGCTTGCCTACACCACCTATACCATCGTCAAAGATTTGTGTTCCCTTTAAAAGAACATCCTCGTTGGCTTTTGCAGAGGCTACTGCCATCCTTACAGCCTTTGCTATAGTATCGAAATTGGAGTGGATGGTAACTGTGGCTTTTAGAAGCTCCTTGTCCCCTGCCATAGCTGCACCTACAGCAGTCTCAAGACGCTTAAGCATACCTGAGAACATAGGAGTAGCTGCGTTGATAACAGCAGTAGGTAGCCCACTCAGGATGTTTCCAGTAAAGACTTGAAGTGCTCCGTTGAGCATCTTGGTGAAGCCTGACTGCTGAACGTAGTTCTGAATGTTGTAAAGTTCTTGCTCAAGATTCCCTTT